CGATCACGATGGTGGAAGATAAGTCCACCATGACGATCGGCGCCGACGGCGCGGTCATGCATTCATTGCATGCCGGCAAAGGCGCTAACGTCACGGTAAGGCTGCTCAAGACCTCGCCGACCAACTCTCAGCTGTCGCAGATGTACAAAGGCGACAGCGAGGCCAGCGGCCTGCATGGTCGCAACACAATCTCGGTGCGCGACCTGCAGCGCAACGACGTCATCACCTGCCAGCAATGTGCGTTCGCGAAAATGGCGGATGTCACTTATGCCAAAGAGGGCGGCGAGATGGTGTGGACGTTCCATAGCGGGGTCACCGATTTTGATCTGGGCTCGGGGCTGCCGGTTAGCGGCCTGATCTAGATATAGGGAACCGTCATGGCCGAACTCGAGGTCGAAGGCCGCCAATACCGCACCGGGAAACTCAACGCGTTCAAGCAGTTTCACCTGATGCGCAAGCTGTTGCCTTTGTTCAGTGGTATGGGCGAGAGCTTGTCGCAGATGCCGGCGACGGTCGGCAGCGGCGAGGGCCAGTTCTGGCATTCCTTGTCGCCGATCGCGCAGGCGGTTGCCGATATGTCGGACGACGATTCCGAATGGATCATCAAGACCTGTCTCGCGGCGGTTACGGTCTTCAATGGCCGCAACTGGGTGCCGGTCGCGACCCCGACCGGCGAATTGATGTTCGAAGACATCGACCTCAGTCAAATGCTGCAATTGGCGTTTGGCGTCATTCAGGAGAATCTGGGCAATTTTTTTCCCGGCGCCCTGCCCAACGGTTCGGACGGCGAGGCCCAAGCATCCCCGTTGCCTATGTCGCAATGAACGACGACGAGGAATGGCTCTTGCGGCCGGTCCTCGAAGGGATGTGCCAGTACGAAAGTCTGGCCAACGGAGTGCTAGATCTCGCTGACATTGCGCGCATGAACGAAGCGCTCGACGTCAAGCAGGAGAACGACGCGCGCGTGCAAGAAGCGGTGGAGACGTATAACCGTGGCCGATAACATCCTCCAATCGTTTGTCGTCCAGCTGAAATACTCTGTCGATTCGGCGTCGCAGAAGAAATTTCACGACGGCATCAAGCAAGGCATTGCCGGGCTCAACGAGTTCCGCCTGGCGGTGCTCGGCATCGCGATCGGCGTCGAAGAATTCGTGCGGCGCACGACCGGCGCTTACAGCACGCTGTCCGGGCTGTCGGCGGCGACGAGCACGTCCGCCGCCTCGATCGAAAAGCTGCGCGCGATGTTCAAGGGCGCGCATATGTCGGTCGGCGAAGCCGATGCGGCATTGCAAAAATTCGCCGAAAGGATGCGGCTGCCGCAGTTCCACGAATTTGCCGCCCAGCAGCTCGGCCAGCCGTTCACGGATCTATCCGACTTTATCGACAAGGCGGCCGTCCATTATGCGGAGCTAAAGAAACAATTCACCGAGAGCGACCCGCGCACGCTCGAGTGGGTCGGCAAGATGAACGCCGTCAGCGACGGGCTCGGCGAGCACGTCCGCAAGATGGGCAACGAGATCGACCGGGCGCATCGCTTTGCCGCGATGACCACCGAGATTTACGGCGCGCTTGGCGTCAAAGAGAAGGAAGCCGGTGAACAATCAGACAAGCTAGAGGAGACCTGGACCCGCCTCGGCAAGACGTTCGAGGTGGCGCTTGCCAAGCTGCTCTTCCAGAAAAACGCCAAGGGGGAGAGCCTCGGCGACTACATCGACAAGATCGCGACCGGTCTCGCGAAATGGATGATCGATCCCAAAACGACGCAGGCGATCAGCGACGCGATCGATACGATCACCGATTTCATCGGCGAAAATTGGGATGATTTCGTCGCCACGATGCGCGAGGTCGGGGAGGCGATCCTCGGTGTTGTTCGTTTTATCGGTGACCTGGCCAAGACTGTAAAAGATCTCAAGCCGATCGCTGATTATCTCAACAATTTATCCAAGCTCGGGACGCCAAAATACCAACCAGCAGCACCAGCGGCACCACCACCCGGGCAGACTTACGGCGAACAAGTTTATAATTCGCCACCAATGCGGTTGTGGCGCTGGATGACTGGCAGCCATCAGCATGGCGGCATCGTGCCGTCTGCGCTGCATCCCGGCGAGATGGTGCTGCCGCAAAACATCAGCCAAGGGCTGCAGGGGTTCTTTGCCGGCGGCAGCGGCAGCCTGGTCGGCACGATGCGCAACCTACTAGCCGTGTTCGTTGCGTGGTTTGCCGGGGATTCGAGTTACAAGCCGCAGGTTGACCTCTCCGAAGAGACGCTCGAGCGCATGGGGCACGGGCTCGGCGAGCAAGGCGCGGGTGCTGGTGGCGCACCCGGTGATGGCGGACGGCGCAGGGGCGGCCGGTTTGGCGGCATGGGGCCGCAAGGTGGCGGCGATGTCAGCGGATTGAATCTAAAAACCGGGCCCGATGAACAGGTCATTCGCGACACGATACGGCAGGCCGGCGAAAAGGCCGGATTGAACCCCGAGCAAGTCCGTATGGCGCAAGCCGGGTTTTTATCGGCCTTTTCCTTTGAATCAAATCTACGTCACGACGTTATTCGCCCTGGTGGCACTGACACCGGCTGGGCTCAGTGGGTTGGTCCGCGCCTGCGGCATATGCGGGAGTATGGTGACCCGCGCTCAATAGAAGCCAACCAGAAACAGCTGTTCTATGAGTTGACCGGCCCCTACCGAGAATATCTTCTGCGGGCCGGCCGGGCGCGCACGCCAACCGAAGCGGCAACAGCAGCGCATTATTTTGAAAGTGGTGGCGCCCCGCAATTCGAGGGCGCTGTCAAGCTGGGCCATATTCGCCACGCCGAGGCGTTTTATCGTAAATCGGCGGCCACCGACCAAGCGGCAGCGACGGCCCCGGCGCAAGTGGCAGCGGCGGCCGCGGCGGCGCATGACGGCATCCAGGCGGTGGTCGGTGACTCGATCGGTGTTGGCATCGCCAAATCGCTGGGCATGCCCGGCCAGGATGTCAAAGGCGGCACGACACCAAGACAAATCTACGAACGCGTCAGCAAGCATATTAAAGACTATGCCAACAAAGCTGTCGCGGTCACCTCGGGCTCCAACCCGCCACATCAGGGCTATTCCGAAGAGAACATCGGATACGTTCGCAAATTGGTGCATGACCTTCGTGGAGTGGGTGCCAAGGTGTTGCTGGCCGGGGTCGGCGCTGGTGTTAAAGATTATACGCGCATCAACAAAGCCCTAAAAGACATCGCCGACTCAGAGGGCGTCAAATTTGGCGGCGAATTGGCGGGCACCCGGCGGCGCGGCGGTGTCGTGCACCCGGATGACTACGGCAAGGTCGTGCGCCAGCTCAACAGCCGACAAGAAGTCACGATCAACGTGCACGGCAACGACAGCCCGAGCACAACAGCCAAGACACTCGAGCACACCCAGAGCCGCGTCGCGGCCAACCATCTGCGCAATCTTCGCACACAGGTCGCCTAAAACATGTCGGATCTGACCGGAACGCTGGAAGGCTGGCGCAAGCTCGCCTACCAGATGCAGCCCAGTGCGGGCGCCTATTCGGGAAACTTCAAACCGGGCAGCAAAGACTCGGCGCATGACGCGCAATGGCTGCGAAAAATTAGTCTGATCGTCTATGGCAGCGGCAGCGGCGTGGCGGGCGGGTCTTCGTCGTCCGGGTCGTCCGCGGTGCCGGCGCTCGATCCTTCGCATCCGCCGCCGACCCGGAGCCTGCGGGAATCGGCTGAGCCGATCACGCTCGACCCGCTCGAGGTCACCGCGCCCGCGCCGACCCCACAGAAACCGCAGCCTGGGCTCGAGCTGGGCATGCTGCGCGTCACGTTCAACGTGCATCGTCGCACGTTGCAATCGCCCAATCTGCTCGAGGCAAAGATTTATAATCTGTCGCCCGGCACGATGAGCAAGATCACGCAATTCACCAGAGTTCAACTATCGGCGGGTTACCAGTTTGCCAATTTTGGTCAGATCTTTGACGGCACCGTCGTGCAGTACCGCCGCGGTCGCGAGAACCCGACTGATACCTATCTCGAGATCATCGCCGGCGATGGCGACGCAGCCAACAGCGCGACCTCGTTCCGCCGGTTCGAGCCGGGCACCAAAGAGAAGGACGCGATCGAGAAATTGGCGCAGGACACCAAATATCCGATCGCCTATATGTCGAAGAACATCGGCACTCAGACATTGCAGCGGCCCTGGGTCACCGCCGGCGCGACGCAACAGTATCTGCGCGAGATGGCGCAGAAATACAAAGCCAATTACTGGGTCGACAACGGCAAGCTCTATATCGTCGAGCACAAGGGATATCTGTCCGACGAAGCCGTCGTGCTGTCGCCGCAGACGGGTCTGGTCGGCATCCCTGAACTCACGCCGCAAGGCATTCAGGTGCGTTGTCTGTTGAACCCAAAGCTCCGGCTGGCCGGCCGCGTCAAGTTGGATAAAACACTCATTTCCGGCATTGCGTATTACCCCGGCACCGGGCCGGGCGGCGGGTTTGGCGAAGAGCGCAGCTCGGTCGCGCCGTTGCCGAGCGGAGCGCTGGTGCCGCAAAGAACCGCAACGACACCGGCTTTGCCGGGGACATCGCCGACCGGCACTTACAAGATTTTGTTTATGGAGATCTCCGGCGATACGCGCGGTCAGCCGTGGTATTCGGACCTGATCTGCATGGCGGTCGATGGGGTGACACCGGCGACGGTATTCGAGCGCAGCGTCGCGCAGGCGCCCTCGGCGACCCCAAGTTGACCACACAATCTTGATCGGTTCGCTGCCATGCAATCCTCACCTTCGCAAGCGCTGCAATACGGCAATTGGACCCCGGGCCTCTTTGTGCCGCAACGGCGTTCGATCGGCGGCATCGTCGCGCAAATCACGATCGAGGAGCAGGGCACCGACGAACTCCAAATAACCGACCACCCGGTCGAGCAGGGCTCGCCGATCTCCGATCACGCGTTTAAGCGGCCGGTGACGCTGAACATCAATGCCGGCTGGTCGGTCGCGACCGCGTATGATCTGAGCGCCGAAAGCGGGGTCTACGGATTATTACTCAGTTGGCAGGCCGCGTTGATGCCGTTTGATGTGATTACGGGTAAGCGGCACTACACGAACATGCTGATCGAGCGGCTTGTGGTAACCACCGATCAGCACAGCGAATTTGCTCTGATGGCGCAGATCAGCTGCCGCCAGGTGATCATTGTCGGCACCCAGACCGTCGCAACCGCGTCGATGTCGGACCAGCCGCAAAACCACGCCGATCAGCCGGCGACCGCGCCACCCAAGGCAGAAGCCGAGAAGCCGACGACGACGCCAAACGATACGACGACAACCAATGTCGAGCAGATCGTCGCCGTTAATCAAAGCGACACGTCGGAAAAGAACATCAAGCTGGACAATATCGAACAGCATGGTGGATTGCCTGGAGGGGGTCCTAGCTTCACCGATCCCTCAATCCCGCCCTTACAGCCCGGAGGCAATACACCATGAACCTCGGCGACATCCCTAGCTGAGGTGAGGCATGGCAACAGTCGCCGAGATCCCGACCGAGGCTGGCCGGCCGTTCATCGAAAAGGTTACGTGGAACGCGGTCGCGTACACGTTGCATTTTGCCTGGAACGTGCCGGCGCAGTGCTGGACCTTGGATATTTGGGACGCGAGCGACACGGTGCCTTTATTGAATGGTCTCGCGATGACGACCGGCGCGGATCTTCTGGGCCAGTTTGGCTATCTGCCATTGGCTTCCGAGGCGATCCTGATCGCGATGACGACGGGGCCCGCGGTATCGCCCGACATGGTGCCGAATTTTGAGGATCTCGGCATCGACGGGCACATCTATATCGTGACGCCCTAACGATGTCAGACGACAATGCGATCTTTGAAATAGCCGAGCGATTTCACGACCCTGACGAAGCCGCACGTCAGGCGCACGAAGCCTATCAGTCGCGGATGTGGACCGCGGTGCCGGCCATCGCGCACTCGCTCGATCCCAAGACCAATGTCGTCACCGGTGATTCGGCGATCCAGCTAGCCGTGGCGCAAAGCAACGGTCTGACGTGGAAAAACGTGCCGCAGCTCAGCCATATGCCAGTGCTCGCGCTGGGTGGCGGCGGCACGGCGATGACGATCCCGGTGCAGAAGGGCGACGAAGGCCTGACGATCTTTGCCTCGCGCTCGATCGACAACTGGTTTGCCAAAGGCGGACAACAAACCCAATTCGCCAGCCGCATGCACGATCTGTCGGATGGGTTTTTCATCCCAGGGTTTCGCTCGACACCAAACGCCTTGCCAAACGTCAGCCCAAACAGCTGGCAGATGCGCACGACGGATGGCAAAACCAATTTTGACTTAGACCCGCGCAGCGGCGGCACGTTTACAACCAGCGCGCCTAACAACCCGACATCGTTTAACGGCAAGGGATTCAACACCCAGGTTCAGACATCGACGCAAAAAGTCAGCGCGGCGATGAACCTGATGATGTCCGCCCCTGGCGGCATCCCTGGCTCATTGGTCGGAGGTATCCTCAACGCGGCGCAACAAGCGCTTGGTGCCTGGCAAGCGATCACCAGCGGCTCGTTTCAGGGCGTCATCGACGGTATCGCGCAACAGGTTAGCGGGCTGGATTTTTCCGGCATTCAAAGCCTTGGCGATGTTGCCGGCACGATCAACCGGGCCTTGGGCGGTGTCGCTTCGATGGCGTGGGATGCCGCCGCCGGTAATTTCACGCTGACCAGCGCGATGAGCGGCGTCAATTCGGCGGTTGGCCTTCTCAGCGCGATCCCCGGCATCGGCACCGACATCTCGGGCATGCTGAAGATGGCCGCGGGGATGGCCAACATGGTAGCGGGCTCCGGCCCGGCGGCCACGCTGATCAACCTCGCACAAGGCGCGATCAACCTGACCGCGGCCAACCAGATTTTGCACAACACGCCGTTGTTGAAGGCCAACGGCCGGATCGATGCAAGCCAGGGGTTCTTCCAGAACGGCGTGCCGATTACCGGCGGCGGCAGCGGCGGGGGCGGGGTCGGGCCGACCGGTCCTACGGGGGCGACCGGCGCGACCGGGCCCACGGGGCCGCCCGGCACCGGCGGCACCGGCGGGGCGGCGATCACGATCGCGGATGTACCGCCGCCCAATCCGGTGGTCGGGAATCTGTGGTGGAACTCCGCGGTCGGGGTCGGGCAGCTTTACGTTTGGTACTCGGACCCGAACAGCAGCCAATGGATCGTCGCCAACAGTGCCGTAGCCGGCCCTACGGGGCCGTCTGGTGGGCCTACCGGCCCGACCGGGGTCACGGGTGCCACCGGCGCTACAGGGGCCACAGGAGCCACCGGAGCGGCTTCTACGGTGCCGGGACCAACCGGGCCGACCGGCGCGACCGGCCCCAACGGGATCACCGGGGTCACCGGGCCAACCGGCGCAACCGGCGCGATCAGCCAGGTGCCCGGGCCGCAGGGGGCAACCGGACCTACCGGCCCAACCGGGGCCACCGGGATTGGTGTCACGGGGCCAACCGGGCCAACGGGTGTCGGCACGGTCTACCAAGCCGGCCCGGGCCTCGCGATCAACAGCGGCACGACACCGCCGACAATCGATGTCGCGACGCCTTACCTCGCGCTGTCCGGCGGCGCGCTGTCCGGCGCGGTTGCGGTCCTCGATCCAACCGCGCCGAGTAACCCCGTTACGCTGAGCTACTTCAATACCCACGCTGCAAGCGCGGTGACGATCGCAGATACCGCTCCGACCGGCGTCAATGCCGGGTCGTTATGGTGGGACAGCGTCGCCGGGCAATTGATGATCCGCTACGCAG